TACCACTTGCAGAAGAGGTGGAGCGCCTCTCTGCATTCTGTGCGGTCTGTCGCAATGGAACACCTGGATATTTCAGTAAGTATGTCGCTGGAAAGAAGGAGGGACAGGTTGAAATTGGCGGAGCGGATCGCTATTTGCCTGTTTGTCGGTCGCATTTCTTGGAGAATGATGAGGGTAATAAAGACTCCTAAACTATTCTTGAATAATGGACTGTGCTGATTCTGAAAAAAATATAAATTCAAAATATAGACGTATTTCATATTCAGATTCATTCTTTTTCTTACCGCAAAATTCAACGGACGACAGTCCTCTTGGCCATGTGCTTATACAGCAACCAGAGCCACAGGCACGACCTGGACCAACTCCCTGTGCAGTCTGGACAATTCGTGCGTTGTCATTTGGATTTCATATCTGTTTGATCGGAATTTTTGAGACTCTATTCTTCTTTCTATTTATCTCCAAGTCAGAGGATGCAGGAATTCAAACAACTATTCAGAACTACATTCAGGGGATTCTTACACAATGTACACATTGGAATGCGAATGAAACTCTTGTAGTCAATCAGATTCTACTTGCGCTTGTCAATACAACCCGTGTACAGGAGGATGCGATTGTTGCTGGTGTAGAACGAGGGGATTTTAACCGGCAGTTGGAGATTCAGGCATGGATGTATGTTGTTGGAATGGCAGGGTGTATTCTTGTGGGAGGAATTTCTGCACGATTCGTACACATTCGTATACCCGTTCGGCGTATTCTTCTTGAGAATTTGAGTATGGTTGCTTTGCTTGGCCTCTATGAACTTATGTTCTTCAAGACAATTATTTATAGATACAGGAGTTTGACATTTGAGGAGCTCAATGGGCATATTATTGGACAGTTGCAGGGGACGTGTGGAGTGGGGACTTAAAGGGCGTGGGGACTTAAAGGGTGTGGGGACTTAAAGGGTGTGGGGACTTAAAGGGTGTGGGGAACTACACTATTAATTTATCGTCTCCAGATTCAGATGTGGTTGACGCTAGTCCTCCATTATCAATAATTGTATTTATATTCGCATTTTGAATAGTATCAAATAATCTCCTACGTACATGACGCATTATATCACCGCAGAATAACAGAGTGATAATAAGTGGGAGGAAATTACTTAGAAGATATTTGATTACATAGCTTGATATATAATTAATACCATATGTTAACATAACAAGTAATGATACCAGTGACCAATGGCCTAGACATGTATATGTAAATATACTAATTATCATAAGATTTGGATACACTTTGTGTGTTGCAAATGCAAAGAGTAACCATGTTATAAGTAAGAGTGCCATAATTGTATAGGATGCAGATGAGAATAGAGTAAATGCTGGATTATGTTGTACACCATACATTATACTTAAACTTATTAGAAGATAAACTGGGATACCTGATACGATAATTGCAACTATGTTATTAGATGCAATTAATGTTAGTATGGCATTGTAGAAGGCACGGACACCTTTACAACAATCTCGTGTATTTTGGATAGATGGCATTCTGCTAGTCTAGCTATCAATGCATTGGCATATGTTTATCAATTTTATTATACACCCCAAAGAGTAACATCCGTTCCATATCCTCCCACCGTCTACCATGACCCGTCATCTCTGTTTTCAGTGTTGTGCATGTGGGTATACTGTCTTTAAGTCCAAATTGTATAGAATAATATCTGCAGAGGTTTTCATATCGTTCTGTCGCAGTCATCGCACTGTTCTTTGCAGTTATTGCACGTGGATCATTGCCTAGAATGGGTTCACAGCAGAGAATAAATGGTTGTCTGGCTTTACCAAGTTCGGCTCGCAGAAGGTGTGTTGCTAGTTTCGGCGGGGTTCCATCTGATGCATAGAAATTGGAGAGATAGATCCACTGATAGTGTCTAAGATTGCAGGTATTTGGTAGCGTATACATAGAATTACGTCGTAGATGTGATGCAATGACAGATGGTTGAATGTGTGTGAGGGTGAATGTAACTCGTGCTGGAATGGATTGCAGTGTTTGTTGTGTATATATGTGCGATTTTTAAGTTTGAGTTAAGTTGAGTTGAGTTGAATTGAATTTCATTGTTATCGTAGTGTAATTCATTACGATAACAATGGGGGGTTGTAATGGTCCCACCTGGATTTGAACCAGGGCCGCAGGAGTCAGAATCCTGTGTCCTACCGAGCTAGACTATAGGACCTCGGTGTGAGTTGTTTCCTCACATTCTTACCGTAGAGAAATAATTGGAGATTTTTACGCACATGAGAGTAGGATTAGGAGAGGGAAATGGCAAATATATTCAATTATCACTCTGAACAGGCTCATAGTATGTTTGTCAATGGAAAGGGTCAGACGAAAATCAATACAGTAGATATTCAACATGGTAAAGGTACAAAGGCGGTAATTATCAAGGACCGTCGTGGGAAAACCGTCAAGCAGTCTCGCAAATCTCTGACAAAAAAAGAGGTGGATTGCATTCGGAAATGCCAATTTATACCAGGCTTGTTTCGTGACTGTATGACATGTATACATTCTAAGCGACGTAATAGCCGTCGCCATAAATCTCATGAATAATGGACAGAGCGTAAGCCATATTCACGCATACATTTTGTAAGATGCACCTTGCATGAATGACATGGCTCTGATCCTAGAATATCCCGTTTATTATCTAGCCTGACTACAAACAATTTTGCACCTTTGAGTTGTGATACATCGCCAATCTTCTTTAGAACTGCACGTTCTGCATGAATAGTGTGACGGGAATATCCACACCCCTTTGAACGGCTACCTACGGCATTGGAGGCCATTGCCAGAATCTTGCCACGCTTATATATAATTGCAATATGAAATGATGTGTGATGTTTTGGATTAATATTACAGCCCATCACCATCTCTGCAACATTTGCTCGTGTAATTGGCATCGTATGGTGTCTTGGAATTTGGTGTACGTGGCTGATTAGCAGTTGGCAACTATCAATTTTTCGGATGTACTTGCTTCTTTTTTCCACTCCGTTTCGTTTCCAGACCCGCTTTATACAGGGCAGCCACATCTGCATCTGATAGAGTATCAATTGGAATAGATTTTGGAACAGATATGAATTTTCGCAACTTCACATCTGTTTTTATAATATACGGCCCATATTGTCCATTATGAATCTCATATGTCTTACATGACTTCAGCAGAGTTGTTGCGGGTGCATCACGTTTTGCATCCAGTTTTGCACAGATCTGTTCCAATGTATCCGTCGCAAGAATGGAGACCATTGTATCCCCTGCTTTCACATACGGTCCAAACTTGCCTGATTTTTTAATGATTGGCTGACCATTCCATTCGCCAATCGGCGCATCCTCTCCACGCTTCTTCTCTACAAATGCAAGTACTTGCTCCTCTGTAATTTCGTGAAATGCGACCCCCTCTGGCCAACCATAGAAGAGTGTATTTGCAGGCTGACCTGGAGATTCATAGAGAATAAGTGGTCCTTTCTTTGACATAACTGCTTTCAGATTATTTGAAAACTCTCTGAGTTTTGGAGATGGTGGCTTAGTTGCAGTTGACCTTGACGTTGTTGACGAAGCAGTTAACAGTGTTTCATACCGATCCTTATATGACTCCCACATATCACGTAGAACAGCCTTCCATGCCTCGTCACTATCACTAATACGATCCAGACGCTGTTCCATCGCACCCGTAAATGTATATGCAAAGAGATCATCAAAGTGTTGTAGTATAAATTGGAGAGCAGATCTTCCCAAATCGGTGGGGACAAGTTTCTGTCGTTCTGCGCCTATTGTCTTTTGAACAGATGTAGAGCGAGGTATTGGATCTGCGAGGGTCATTGTATATTTCTTCATTGTTATCTGTCTGCCTGGTATATTCTTCAGCTCCACATAGCCCTTATCCTGAATAGTTGCAATCAGAGATGCAAACGTAGATGGACGACCAATTCCATGTTTCTCCAATTCACGTACTAAGGTCGCTTCTGTATACCGAGGCTGGGCTTTTGTCTCATGCGGTTCTGCAGTTATTTCGTGCCATGACAGTTTCGTACCTGGGCGAAGAGTATGTACGATATGTTCCCAGACGGATGTTGGGTTTGTCTGGTCACTGGGGGCAGTCTCATCGCCACCATCCAGATCTGCCACTTTACCCACTGCCTGCCATCCTAGAAATGTGGTACGTTTCCACTGCGATTCCCATGGAAGTTCCGATGCGTCCTCAGCGTCTGCGGTATATTGGATACTGCATGTTTCTCCTCGTGCAGGAGCCATTTGACTTTGAAGAGCACGTTGCCAGATAAGTGCATAGATCTTACGATCAGGTTGTGACCAGTCTCCTGGAAGATCAGATGGTTGCATCTCAATATGCGTTGGGCGAATACATTCGTGTGCCTCTTGTGCTGTTGGCGGTGGCGAGGGTCCACCTGCTCCACCTTTTGCTTTGGATTTTGGCTTTGGAGTTTGTTTTCTTGTAGTTGATGTGTCCTCTTCCGTTGTTGAAACAGGTGCTATATATTCTGCCCCATAGGTTTCTGTAATGTATGCACGAATAGCCGTCTGTGCCTCTGTGGAGATGACAGGGGTATCTGTGCGCATATATGTGATATGTCCCGCTTCATAGAGACGCTGTGCAGATTGCATAGCGGATTTTGGTGGAATACTGTGCATGGCAGATGCCTGTTGCTGAAGTGTGGATGTAATTAGAGGTTGTGGTGCAGAGGCTGACCATGGTTTGACTTGATTATGTGTGATTGTCGCAGTGCGAGGATCCTGTAGAAGTTCCATGTAATTGCATGCAGATTCTTCATCTTCTAGAGAATCTGTCATTGAACCGTGTATAGATACATGTGGTTGCGTTTGCTGTGTTTGTTGTGATATAGCAGTAGACCACGTGCCTTTTATCTGCCATGAACTCTCCGCAGAGAATGTTTGAATTGCATGTTCACGATCTACGACAAGACGTAGCGCAGGTGTTTGACAGCGTCCTGCACTGAGACCACGTGCGACATGTGTCCAGAGAAGAGGGGATATTGTAAATCCAATCATCATATCTAGCATGGAGCGGGCCTGCTGAGCATGGACACGATTCATATCAATTCTACGTGGATTTGCGACGGCGGTCGTGATGGCCTGTTTTGTGATTTCGTGAAAGACAATACGATGAGTGGTTGCAGGATTGAGACGCAGAAAGATGCAGACTGAATATGCAATTGCTTCTCCTTCACGATCATCATCCGATGCAAGGTAGACTGTCGTCGCTTCAGATGCAAAGTCTTTTAATTGTTTGAGGGCTTTTGCCTTTGTGGCCATGAGTGCATAACGTGGCTCAAAATCTCGTGTAATTCCGATTGCATCTAGTGATTCCTCTAGGGCACGAATATGACCCATTGTCGCAATTACACGAAAGTCTGCGCCGAGATAGCCTTGAATTTTGGAACATTTTGCGGGTGATTCTACAATCACTAGATTTGACATAGTTGGAGGGGTGTCGGGTACTTAAAGGGAGTGGGTACTTAAAGGGACTCTTGATTGTAACCTTCTCATTTTTTTGCCTCGGTCTAAAAAAGAATATCTAGAAGATAGTAACCTGGAGTGGTTTCACCACCCCAGACCCCTTTAAAACCATTTTCATATAATTAAGGGACAACTGAAATACTAGATTTAGCATACAGTTTCTGCATTAGTAGCATTTAAAGACTAATTTGTCCATCCCTGAGTAGTAATGACATTTGTTCCTCAGGGTAATGGTCAAGGTGCCCTTTTTGAACTTATTGCACGTGGGCAGAAGGACACATTCTTCCTACGAGATGGAGAAACTGGCGTAAATCCATTTGACAATGCCTATACACCCTCTGTTCCATTTTTAAATGAACGCAAGACGATTGTGCCACTCAATGCACCCGCATTTGGTAATACATTTGAGATTGAAATTGATAAATATGGAGATATTCTTACAGAATGCTACATTCTTGTGGATATGCCCACATGGTTGCCACCTCTTCCTACCACATATGGAGGTGTCCCTGCATCACCCTTCTATGCAAATTCAGACTATTCTATACGAACACCTGATGGTAAAGCATACGGATATGTAAATTACATTGGTTATCTTCTGTTTGAACGGATTCAATTCTATCAAGATCAAGTATTATTGCAAGAATGGTCAGGCGAAAGTCTTATGGCTACACAAGTGACAGAGGGATCATGGGGATCTAGCTTCATGGATCAGAAAAATGCGGGGATGACACCTCCAGGAATTGCGCATATCAGTTCACGGGCTACTCCTGGTCGTCTGCGTATTCGTCTGCCTCTACCAGGTCTACAGACACCTGGTGATGGTGGATTTCCTATCTGCTGTGTTCCAAGTCAGAATTATCGGTTTCGTATTCGTCTGCGACCTCTTGAACAGCTTGTCGTCTGCAGTGACGGTGCAGTTCTTCGCCCTACTCCATGGACAGAAGGGACCTTTCAATATACATTCACAACTGGAGAAACATATTCATTTGCCCCTCTTTCAAGAGAACAGATTGGACAACCGACAATCCTTCTAGAGACAGTGATGGCGTATGTGCCCAATGAAGTCATGACCGGTCTCCAGACACGTACTGTGACTATACCCTTTCGAAAAGTATTTGAGAACATCTTCTCAATCAGTGAACAGGATTACAGGTCATTGGACACTGCAGGGACCGCTCTAATTACACGACGACTGGATGCACGACATCTGACAGAGAGAGTGGTGTGGATCTTTCGCACAGGTGAGAATTTGGATCGTGGTCGGTTAGATGACTTTTTTAATGATTACGGATATGGAACTTCATTCTATAATTCCATCAAGTTGGTTGTTGCAGGACAGGATAGAGAGGAGTGGCGAGAACCGTTTGTCTGGCAGGATATGAATGCTGTCTATAAAGATGAGAGAGATAATGGGCTTGGAATTGGAGAAATGCGTTGGAATCTGGGAGATGTGTATGATCGTGCACGCCCTGCTGGACGACAACCTGAAGGTGGTGTGAATTTTAGCACGGCAGATCGTCCAACACTGCATATCAATCTACGCAATGTTCCTGGGCGAACTCTTGCAGAGGGGCAGAGGCAAGTTGAACTGCGAGTGTTTGTAGATGTGTGGGCCGTCTATGAGACACAAGAGGGGCGAGGTCGGCTCGTTTTCGGTGCATAACTGGAGTGGCTTTGCCACCTATGAGCAGTTAACTGCTCAGTATACCCTTTATCAACAGTGTGCTAACGCTGTACCATTTTTATATAACTAAAATACATATTGAATAGTAAATGTCTATTAGTAATTTTTTAAGGACTAATTTACTAACTCTTAGTAGGTTAGCTGAATGTTCTATCGCAGACGTATTGGAATTATTACAATGCCTCTTGCACAGAGGGCCGATAAATCATTTATTACAGAATCTACTGTGAATTGGTTTACAGAACGTGGTATAGATGTTATTCATATTCCTTACAATACACGACGTTATTCTCTCTATATGCAAAGGATAGATGCACTGTATCTGCACGGTGGCCCTACATATAATCCAGTATATATGAAAACTGCGCAGCGATTCTTAGAGCTGGCAGTGGAGGCAAATCAGCGTGGACGATATTTTCCTGTTTGGGGAACATGCCACGGATTTCAAACAATGGCGATGGTATTTGGAGACATGTCACTGGATGGTTCTGATCTTGATTCATTTCATGCTCTTGATGCACATATGACATCACTGACCATTCAAAAGGGGGCAGTTGCTCATTCTAGATTGCTGAGAGGGTTGCCACAGGATTTTCTCACATATTTAACTCGTGAACGTCATATTCTATTTGCCAATGAACATGGAATTTCACCCAAGACATTCTACAGTCATCGGCGTTTATCATCTATGTTTCGTGTATTGGCTATTGCACAGGATGAACGAGGAAAGGACATGATTGCAATGATAGAGGCGAGGCGATATCCATTCTATGCATCACAGTTTCATCCTGAAGTTGTAGCGTCGCTGGAACCGATTCGTGCATTCTTTATCGCTGAAATTATGAAGACGAGGGGTACAAAGGGCCTAAAGACTAGAAACAGGACACGACGAGCAAAATCATTTCGCCAACAATTTATTCCCAAAACATGCACACGGTATCGCAGTCGTATTTATTTAGATTCATTTGTGGATTCTGATTGTTACTTTTTTTAGATGTGAACATAGAGGGCAAACAAATTAACTCTTTAAAATATTAATATGAGAACTTATATAAAGACTTATATTTAAATATCCCTTAATTATATAAAAATGGTTTAAAAGGGGTCTGGGGTGGTGAATACCACTCCAGGAAAAACTGAAAATAATCTCTTCCCATGTTCAGGGGTAGAATGGCAAGAGACTATTATGCGACATTAGAGCGAGCAGATATACTCGCATCACCCCATACATTTGCATGGAACTGTGTATTATATTATATACAGTTTACACAAGATGAACTTCTACTGGTAAAGGACTGGCTAGATATATCCGCACTTGTTAAATATCAACAATCTGCATCCTACCGATTTTTAAGGGACTACTTTGCAGATGAGATAGATTCGGCATCTGATATAAGTTGGGATGAGATTAAAACATATACTATAGGCAGATAATATGGAGATTCCTGCACCATTGCATCCATTTATATTTTTTGGTTGTTGGAATACACGAGGGCCAGCGAGAAATGCAGTCGCAGATGCGATCTATGACAATGAGACCGATGTAAAAATGCTCATTCTTGGAGGTGACAATGTATATCCTCTTCAAGGTGACAAGACAAAAGCACATCGCAAAGATGTATTTGAAGAGGGTATGCAGTTGTATGCACGATTTGAGAAGAGGGATGGATACTATCTTTTTCCATCTCTTGGCAATCATAATGTGAAGAAGGATATTTTTGCAACAGAAATGGAACGATTTCGTCGGTATATGCCTGATCCCTCTATTGCATATTATTCTCTCCGATTCAACGATGGATATCGTATTCTTGTATTAGATACAAATATTGTAGATGAAGCGCATGCAGAGAAGTATGCTATGATGTGTGCATGGCTTCATCGTGCTGTTCACAATGCACGAGAGGCTGGTGAGAAGTATTATGTGGTTCAGCATGAGCCCATGATCTCTCTGCGAAACAAAAAACGACGAGATGTCGCATCTGCATTGCTTCGTCATGACACACTCATGGATATTCTATATCAGTATCCGCCAATTGCTATACTGTGTGCAGATACCCATAATTATCAATATGGCGATCTGCAATTTGGAGGCGAGGGTGCACCACGTATACCTCAGTATGTTGTAGGCACAGGCGGTGCAGATTTGGATACTCTCCCCATCCGTTTAGCGCCATTTGAGGTTGTAGAGGGTAGTTTGCGATATACCTATAGGGGTGGCATGAAAGCATATGGATATATGCGAATTGATTCTCCAACCGCAATGAAATTTGTGAAAGTGCGTGATTCACCCTCTATTCGTGGACTTCGTCGTAAGACTGGGAAACGATCACTGTCGTCTAGAAGGAGTACAGTGCGCAGGCGACGGGCTGTGTCGCTTTAGATTGGAGGAGGAGAAATTCCTGCATCTCGCAGTAATTTCATTCGTCTCTGAATAGGATCTACACCACCAATTAGATTTGCATTTGTAATCTCAATTGTAAAGTACCGTTTTTCAAGAAGTGCACGCATGGCTATTTTTGAATATTCAATGCCTCGTGAATTTCCTTTTGGAACAGTAAATGCACCCCGTCCTAATGTCTTAATTATATGTCTATTGTGTTCAGATGATATACATATAATTGTGATAGTATTTGCTTTAATATTCATATACGTTAATAGAAGATGCGGATAATAGTCATCTGGCGCATCAATCATTGCTTGAATAGCATCGTTGACTGAAACATCTGCCGATGTCCATTTTGCTTTGACTGCTGTTCCCACCTTGCCTCCAGAATGTTTTGATGAGATTTTAGAGGTGCCTATTATATAATCCTCTGGGAGAGTATTATCAATATCTAAATGAATCATATCTTCTAGGAATAATTTTAGAATTGCACCTTGATCCTTTTCTCTAGACATGCCAATTTCCATACCGCATACACCATTTCGTGTGCATTCGGATTGACTTTGAGAATATAGTAGAATAAGTCCCTGCTGTGCCTGTTTATTTTCAAGAACTGTTTTAAGCAGTTCTAGATCATGTATTTTTGGTATATCAATGGGGTTAATGATTTCAATATGCTCAACTGTATTCATTGTAGTAGTACTATTTTCTATCATTTGAAGTATTTCTAATTTGTTCTTTTTGTTATAACCACGTATTCCTTTTTCTTTACAAATAGCGATTAGTTCTTTACAAGTGTTTTTAGAATAATTCATATCTACTATCGTGAATCTTGAAGAGATATATAGATATCAATTTTTGGTTTGAATATATCTGTCAGGGTGGTCTTTAAGTCCTCCTCGGCACTGTCATATACTGAAGCATCCATTTTGCAATTCCTACAATATCAGATCCACTGTGGAGAGGTGTCGGCTTACCTTGCACAATCCCAAGAAAACTGGGGATTGTTTTTACACCACAATATCCTGGCACATATGTTTCTTCATCCACGTCACATATGTACCATACTACATGTTTGTGTTGTGCAACTAAGCGATCCAGAGCGAGAGAATTACAGGGACCACACCATTTTGCAGTAAAATATATAATAATATGCGATGGCTGTTCTGGCAGTCTATTTTGCAACATCTGCTCCAACATGCTCTGGGTTAGGGGGGTCATCGCTGATTTCACTGCCTCGTTCAGCATTGCCTGTCTCGTCTTTGCCGTTGACATTCGTCTTCCAACTGTTATACAGCGACCAGAAAGTCTTTGAAAAACTTGCCACGAGGATTGCACCAATTGCGACAATAAATATACTGGACTTTGCGTCTATGCCATCAGTGCCACCACCTGCCTGCTTACTTACTGTCGTTTTCGCCGTATCCACATCCGTTGCACTCACCTTCATAGCCTCCATTGTAGATTGTATAGCTGGTTCAATCTTCTGTACAGATTCTACCGTTGATTTTACCATTCCATAGGCATCTTTGAGTTTCAGACTCAGATTGAGCAACCACTCTCCAATAGGTCCCACAAACGGTATATATCCTATAATTACTCCTGCAGTATGCACAGCCCAGACTGTAAATATCTCTAACACGTTTGGACATTTGGCTGATGCATCTGGTGGCTCAGGTGCTCCAAAGAACTGATAGTTTTGATCCAACAACTGATCCGTTCGTATAAAATACAGATAGAGTTTGTAAAACCACCAGATAAATGCGACAGGTGCAAAAAAGATTGTAATGAGTGAAAGAATACGAATATATCCTGAAAGCTTATCTCCAACTAGGAATGAATCGCCTCCAAATATACCTGTGAACAACAGAACAATACCGTAGAGGAGCATGTGAGCATGCTTTCCACGCTGTTCCTCTGTCGCTGGTTCACCCATAAACATTCCACCTGCAATACCTAGTGGACCGTAGAAGGGTGATATAGGCCCTGATAATTGGACCTGATCCTTATTAAATGTTGCCTGTATTGCGTCATAGAACCATACGAATCCCAACGTAAATATATTGAGTAGGGCCTTTCCTACACCTGCAAGCGGAGAGCGGAGATATACCATATCTAGACCTGCCCAGCCGAAAAAGACTGCAAGAACCCAATACCATGTATAATTTTGTGTTGAAGCCTTCCAATATTCAAGGCTTGTTCGGTAAAATGGATTGCCGAACATTACTTCTACTTATGGTGCGTCTATAGCTGGGATGGGCTTACAACCCACCCCAGACCCCTTTATCAACAGTGTGCTAGCGCTGTACCATTTTCATATAACTAAGGGATATTTGAAATATTAGTTTTTAATATTATCTCTTTACTAATATTAAGGACTAATTTGCATATCCCTGAGTCTATAGCATAAGGGTTATTATGGCACAAAGTGAGATTACGTAGATTAGATTGTAAACAGTAAACCACCATATCCATTTACTACACGGAATACATTGTAATTTGTTGCATAAATCCGAATCGTACAGTTTCCACGCTGAGGTACAACAGACGGCATAGATAGCAGTGGATTCATTGTAATCTGCCAATTAATACTGTCAATCCGACTTGCATTCAATGTACCTGATGGTTGGGCATCTTCTGGACGTAATGCAATTGAATAATTATAGATGAAATTTGTCACAGGTGTCGTTGTATGATGCGTAAATGGCTGATAGAGGCGGAAATAGGGTGCATCACGCACCTGGAAACGATCATACCCGTCCAATTGAAGTAGCGCCGTAGATATAAGATCTGTTCGTGACTGATCATCATTCAAATAATTACGAATAGCTCCCGTTGTCGGTTCACCAATTGCGAGATTGCTGTAATTAAATGGCTCATTGATCTGTTGCATATAATCACGCTGTGCAACAAATATGAATTCTTTAATTGGATGATTGAAATCCACTTTTACATTTACGCTCTGCTGTTTCGATGTCACTGACGTTGGAGGCGTGTACTGCACCTGATCTATCAGGTATTCGTGGCTTGAACTCACAAATCTGCGACGCTCTTCTACATCCAGATAGACGTAATCTCCCCATAACATGATATTTGTAATACTTGCTGGGTTCAAATATGTCGCAGCATCAGGTGGACATGTTACATTCGGATCTGGACTCGGTGGAGTCGGATTGTAATAGAGTTTGCTCAGAGGTGCAAGCGTAATATTAATACGAATTGGATGATACTGTAATGCAAGAAGTGGCAGGTATAGTCCAGGATTACGACAGAAATAGAAGTGAAGAGGGACAAGAAGTCGGAGACCTGGTGAACTTACACCTGGAATTAGATTGGGTGGTGTATATGCATCCACACGACCGATCATTGAATTCAATGCATCCCTCTGACCTGCAGGTGTTGTTAGCTGTGTCCATAGCTCCATCCATTCACCCGTTTGACGATCAATCTCCTGTTCGCCGACCTCAAATGTAATCTCCTGAATAATTGCATGGCCAATTCCATTCACATACGATACTGGTGTATCGGACCCATCTGATCGTGTTAGACGGGGTAATGTAATATCCAAGTAGATTGGTCCTAGAAGATCACCTCGTCGTGGTACAAGACACGTAATTCTCTGTCCAAAATTCGGTGTACCATCAAAATACATTGCCTGCGATTCTACTGCAAAGTTTGTATGACGGCGATATACCATTTTAAAAAACGAAATTTGCGGATTTCCAGTCAAAAATACGTCCTGCTTTCCCTGTGCTACAAGTTGTAATAATCCTCCACCTGCAGGCATTCTTCCTGCTGGATGTTCCGGAACT